AGACAGTACGGCCTCTATTACAGTGCGAGGTTCTGCATCAAAATCATTCGGTAGAAAGACAAAGTGCTTTGCCCTGCTCATTGTCTCTAGGACTTTCACCCGAGGCTTGTCGTGATACATAATCAGTTCAATCTGGTTCTTTTCAGCCCAGTCCATCGCATTGTCTGGACCCTTCTGCGGGTGTAATCTGCCAGCCCAAAGCGCAAAGTTCTCTTTCTTTTGAACCTCAAAGTCAGCAGGGTTGTGAGAGGACAATAGCCAAGTGCTCTTTGCTGGCTGAGTCCAAGACTTTTCTATTTCAAGATGAGCTGGTGTGTGGCAGATTAGCAAAGATGCTGAAGACAAAAGGTGCTGTCGAGCTGGGGAGCGAGGCTGTTTATGGTGAACCATAACTACTGGCTTTTTCTTTGCCAGCCACATCATTGCCCTGTCAGATAGCAAGTCAGTCCCAGTAATAATAATTTGTGGGTACTCAAGGGCCTGCTCCCATTGGTCTGGACCGAATACAGATACATTAGAAGGCCCAGCCTTGAGATACTTGGCATCAGTCATTTCTGCCCCGCCACGGTATTTCCCTGGGATGCCTCCTACTTCACTAGGGTGCTTTGGCAGATGATGCGTGAGCCAAGCTATCATTCAAAGATGCCTCTCAAGAATGGCAGCCAACGCCACCTATAAACATGGTCAAAGTCAAACTGCTTGGCAAACTCGACAGCCTTCTCTGAATGCCCCCTCTCGCCCTCGTATGCCTCGATAAGCGCATCGTGAATCTTTGTGACCGAAGGTATCTGGTAAAAGCTTGTCTGTGCTTCATCCCAGAAAGGTTGCCCGTCAATCTTCCAACTATCCTCGGAAGCTAGGTCTTTAGAAGCGGCAAAGTTGCTTGTAATAACTCTGGTTCCACAAGCCTGAGCTTCTACAGTCGGAATACCGAATCCCTCTCCGTAAGAGGTGCTGAGAAGAACATCCATTGCTGAATAAAAGCCCGCCATTGTTTCATCTGGATAGCCTGTCCGCAGAATGTCCCTATCTGGCAAGATGACAGCAGCTTTATCTAACCCAACTGCTCTAAGTATTGAGGCCAAGTCAAACCCCCCATAAGCCCTTGAGGGCTCTGAGTGTATGTAGATTTGCGATTTCGGGTATTTCTTGTGAAAGGTTGCGAAGGCCAGAAGGTTCTCTGCAAAGGCTTTCCTGTGGATGCTTCCGTTGGCTTTGTTAGCAGCTACCATTCCGACTAAGAATGTATCTTCGGGGACTCCCATAAACTCACGGACGGGAATGCCATTGATTTCTTTGGTTGGCTTGTATATCTTTGTCTCTATACCGTGAGGTATGTAAACAGATTCAAGACCAACGGATTGTAGTTGCTCCTGACCGTGTGGCGACATTGATACAAGCTTGACATTCTCTTTTCTAGCAAACTCAATTACTTTAGGGGGCGGAGTAATGTGGTCCAACGGAATCCAAGAGATAATTTCTCCGTCAAAATCCATGTCGTTGTAAACCCAGACATCATAAAGAGTCATTAGGACTGTCTTTTTATCAGGATGCTGACTTGCAAAATCTTTGTACCAAACTGGCATTACATCTGTCGAGTAAAGACCAAACCCTCTGGGATAGTGCGGCACTGATTTATTCGCAATCTTGAGTTCGCTTCTAGTTCCCTCAAGTCCGTAGTTTGACAAGGCGGCGAACTCTAGACCTGACCCTATGAGTCTTTCGGCTAGGAGCTTGCTTTGGTTTCCATAGCCCGTAGGCATTCCTGGAGAGTTGCTGGCGAGGGCTATTGCCCCATTGAGTCTAGGTTGTTTAGGCATACCTTCACCATAGCAAAAAGAAACCCCCGCAGCAACCTAGAACTGCGGGGGTCTCGCTTTTTTCGTTAGTGGTTAGGAACCAGCTCCAACGAAGTATTTGATGTGAGCGGAGTGGGTTAGGTCGCCGTCAACTCGCATCAAGACACGGAAGGTAGTCGTGTCTGTGTTGAACGAGTAGTCGGTTGAAGTTGCAACCTGGACTCCACCTGCAACACGAACCTTGTATGAAGGCATGTGTCCGAATAGCACCGACTTTGCTGAGGTAGCAACCGAAGCCATTGCAGGGTTCTCGATAATCTGGTAGCCAGCAAATGTGTCTGGCTGTCCAACCTGTACCTGGTATAGGTACTGACCAGCGTTGTCTTTAAGCTTCCTCATTGCACCGATGGTTGAACCAGCAGCCATGTAAGCAACGCCTGGGAGACGGCGAGCGGCTCCATCAAGTGAGTACTGTAGGTCAATCAGGTTGTCAGCAGTGAATGCACCAGAGACACCAGTTCCACCAGTTCCACCAGCAGCAGCAGCAGTAACAACACCATTTGGCTGGTCGGAACCAGAGCCAGTGGTGAGCTGTGCGTTGACTGCAAAGCCGAGGCCGTTACCAGCCTGCTCAGCAAGGTGAGAGCTGATGTCGAAGCCAGCGTCAGTGATGAGCTCGTTGGCGACTGGGATGAGCAGACCGTACTTGTAGGCACCAAGAGTGATGCTTGAGTAGGTTGGCTCAGACTCAGCAATGGCAGAACCAGCAGCCTTTAGGGTTGCGGTGCTGTATGCGGTCAGAGTTGGGATGGTGATGTCCTCACCAGAAGTGGTGTTGATTCGCTGTCCAACATCTAGCATTGGGCCAACGAGTCTTGCGACATCGAACACCTGGTCAAAGAAGGTCTTTGGAACGGTGTTTACGCTTGGGACAAGCACACGCTCTTCACGGTTGAAGGTGTGTGAGCCACGGGTTTGTGCAATCTGGCGAAGAATCTCGTCAGCCGAACGGCTCTCCTGCTCTGGTAGAGCAAAGCCCTTAGCGGCTACGGAAGCCTCTACATTGCGCTCTTCGTTGCGCTGTGCAACAGCGATTGCCTCATCAGCACGGCGGATGTCGTCCTCAATGCGGTCAATCTTCTGCATCTCCTCAGCATCAAGTCCACGCTTCTCTGCCTCAGCATTGTCAATTACTTCACGAATTTGCTGGGTTAGATTAGCACGGACCTCTTGCTGAGCCTTGATGAACTCAGACATTTAGTCTCCTCTAATAGTTATTTACAATTACCAGCAGCGTTGACGCTGAACTGAATACGGCAGAGCTGACTCACAATCCGATATGTAAATTTTACAAGGAGTGTCCGCACCAAAAAGAAACCCCCGTGGGAGAAAGGTAGACCACGGGGGACCGCTTGTGCAGCTTAGCGTTTTTCAGCTGGCTTGGTTATGCGGTTTTCTTTAGTTGGTCTTTCAAAGCTTGCGGCAACCTTCGGGGTTTCTGCAACAGGCTCGACTGTGTCTAGACCAACAATTGCGTCAGCCATCTTGTCTGCAAGTGCAAAGATTGCACCTGATTCAGGATTACCTGCTACTTCGAGGATGGCATTCTTGATTTGTGATTTTGTCGCCATTATTTCAATCCGTCCATAAGTATTGACAATTTCTTTTTCTTGAGTTCTAGCATAGCCATGTCGCCAATGGTTTCTGGTTCTTCTGGCTTTTCTGTTGACGAGACAACTGCCTGAGTTAGGAGTCTGCCTTCATCTTCTGAGAGCTCTTTGCCCTCCTCCAGCTTTGTAATTGCATCTGCTAGAGCATCAGGGTCGATGTCTGCTCTTTCGGCTACCTTGTCTAATCCACGAACAGAAGTCGTGCCTGCGGTAGAGCTATAAGCTGGGAAAGCGACAATCGAAACTTCGTGCAACCGAACTGACTTTAGGGTACGCTCTGCGCCGTCACTTGACCACTCGTCTCCGCCAGACGGCACTGAGAAACCGAAGCTCATGGAGTCAACATCGCCTCTGCGAAGTAGCTCAGCGGCATCCCTGCCCGCACTAGTGTTTGGGAAGGTTGCGTTTACCCTAAGTCCACGGTCATCCTCGTATAGCTTCATTGTGCCAGCACGAGTAGAGCCGAGAACTGTTCCAGAATCGTGATTCCACAACAGCTTGATGTCGTTACGAGCATCTAGTGAACGCTTGAATGCCCCTGGAGCGATACGCTCGATAAAAGGTAGTGGTTCTGATGGAGTGTTGAATACGGCAGCATAGCCCTCAAAGGTCATGCCATCTGTCTCTTCACGAACCTCAAACTCAATAGGTATCGTGCGAGTTTCAATCTTGGACAATGCTTCGCCTTTCGCTCGTCCTTCATTCTCTTCTTCTATTCTAGCCACAACACCTTCGGCGTAGGTC